GAAGATTACAACAGACATAAGCGTAGATACTCTGACAGAAGTAAAGCCGTGGACTCTTCCACTGGCGAGTATGAGGGTTAAGTATGTCAGTGCAACTTATAGCCAACCAGAGTGAAGAAACCCTCCCAGAAGGCCATCCTAACTTAACATACAGGAATGATGAGGGGGAGGAGTTAGCTTATGAAATGGATAAGCTTGCAACACACATCACTTTACAATGGCAGAAGAATAAAGATGATAGGGTGTATGTGGAACAGGAGATGATGAGAGCACAGGAAGCTGTGAATAATCACTATGATCCTACCACATTAGCAGAGATTAGAGCTATGGGAGGATCAGAAATTTTTGTTCCTCTCACATCTATGCAATGTAATGCAGCGTCTAGTTGGCTTCTCTCCATCATCCAACCTCCAGGGGACAAAGGGTTTTCAATAAAGCCTTCCCCTATTCCAGAATTTCCTGAAGCCATTAAGCAGGAAATAAAAAAGAAAGTGGAGAAGACTATAGCAGCAACAGCTGGGCAAGTTCCTCCAGGTGCTCCACCTGACATGGCTCCACCTAAAGATGATGTTCCTGTGAAACCAGATGGTAGTCCTGTGACACCTACAGATGTAAATGCCATTGCAGAGTTGGAGGCAGAAGACCAAGAGAAGAAGTTTAAGAAGGAATCAAAGAGACGTGCTGAGAAGATGGAGAATCTTATTCATGACCAATTGCAGAGTAGTGATTGGTTCAGTGAATTTGAAGACTTCATAACAGATTTAGTGACATTCCCTTCAGCATTCATAAAGACAACATACGAATATAAAACAACTATGTCCACTGTTGTTGTAGATGGTAAATTTACAATGGAAGCAACAGAGAAGTTAGTGGAGAAGGATGAGAGGGTTTCTCCATTTGACATCTATCCATCACCAGATCAAAAGACTATTCATGACGGCAGTATGATTGAAAGGCTTAAGTTGGGAAGACAAGAAATTTACAATTGTCTAGACAAACCTGGATATTCAAATGAGAATATTATTAAAGTGCTAGAGGAAACAGAGGGAGGAGGTTTCCCAGCATGGCAGAGTAATGTTGATAGTGTGAGAAGATATCAAGAGAATCATGCTACAGATTTCTCAGGAGATGATGGAAACCTTTATGGCTTAAGATTCTTAGGGTATGTTAGCATTGAAGAGTTAGTTGATTGGGGATATTCAGTGGAGACACTGCAAGAGCAAGGGTTCATTACACAGCCATTGGCAGAAGATGGAACCATTGATCCAATTGACAGACTACGTGAAATAGACATAGACGCTGTGCTAGTGGGGAATCATGTTATTAAAGCTGTTCCCAATATGGACCCAGAAGGTAAACGTCCTTATTATATGGCATCATACAGGAAAGTTCCTGGAAGTTTTTGGGGGAAAGGGGTTGCTCAATTAGCTCGTCCGCATCAACGTCTAGTTAATGCGACAGCCAGGGCACTGAGCAATAATATGGGTATAGCGTCCGGACCACAGATTGTGGTGTACACCGATCGCTTACCCAATGGGGAATCATTACAATCCATCAGACCATTAAAAATATGGCAGATGGTTAGTGATCCAGCAGGAAGTAATGCACAACCACTTCAATTCTTCCAACCAAATAGTAATGCTAAAGAGTTGATGTCTGTTTACCAATATTTCTTTGACACTGTAGGAGATGTTACAGGTATTCCTAAACAGGCATACTCTAGTGACCCATCTCGTACAATGCCAAATGCTCAAACTGCAAGCGGATTGGCAATGTTGTTAGAAACAGCCAGTAAGCAAATAAAGCAAGCTGTTAAAAATGTAGACACTGGTGTTATGCAACCCCGCTTGCAATACCAATTCCGTACAAACATGATGAATCCAGAAGTGCCTAATAGCTTCAAAGGGGATATGCAAATTATAGCGACAGGTGCTAAGAGTGTTGTAGCTAAAGCTGTAGAAAATCAGAGAAGAATAGAACTTCTACAGGCCACAGCTAATCCTATGGACATGGCTGTTCTTGGAGAGGAAGGCAGAAGTGCATTACTCAGGGAAATTATAACTAGCTATGATATGACAGATGTTGTACCTTCAGCAGAGGAGATGGAGAAGAAGAAGGCTCAAGCAGCACAACAGCCTAAGCCACCATCACCTGAGGAAGTGAAGTTGCAGATAGAACAAATTAAGAGTCAGACACGGTTAGAAGATCAGAAGTTGGAGATGGAGTTGGCTATGCAACAACAACAGACAGATTTGAAAATTGCTCAGATGGAATTAGAGCGTAAGCAAATTGATGCAGAGATAGCTATGATTCAGAATCAACAGAATAATGAGACTAAGCTGAAAGAGGCAGCATTGAGGGAGAAGAATGCCAATGCCAGATTCCAATATGAAGCAACACTAAAAGATGAACATGGGACAGGTATATGATTAGTAAACCTTTAGTAGGGCATTTATCTAAAATACTAGGTGGTGGTACCAGCAGTGGTGGTGGTAGACAAGAGCCAACCACTCCTGTATTCTTAGCAGCATATAAAGACGAGAATGAGGATTGTCAACTCATGATAGAAGGGGTTGGTCCAGCTACTCACACCTACGACGACCCCACCTATGAACGCAACTCAGACGGTATCTACGAGCCATTCGACCCCAGCATCAGTCCTGTGTGGCGTGGTGCTAGACGGGTGGATAATTACTGTATCTATAACAATGATATTAGTGTCACTCCGAACTGGACTCCGAGTAGTGCAACAGTTATTTCTTCAGAGCAAGTGGAATTAACAGAGGCATTCCATAGCCATCTTAGGTATTATTTTGCAATTAATCCTAGAATTGGGGATAGTTTTATATATTCATTTACGCTGTCATCAACCGGTACACAAGTACTGATCCAACGAGGTACCTCCGGAGATCTTACCAGCACATATCTGACAATTAATAGCACTCCTACAAGATATTCAGTCACCCACACTTTATCAGTAGATGGAGCCACTGTTGAATTATTATTTATGACGGGTAGTTATGGCGCAGCACAAACTTTGACTATAACTGACGTGCAGATAGAGAAGGCTAACTATCGGAAAGATAAATCTACCCCATCTGAAGTAATACATACTAATGGCCAGCCAATCACGCTGTACAAGGCGACAGACATTAATGGCAACCTGCTCAGTCCACTGCCGTTGATGAGCAATGTTAAGAAAGCGTTTGAGAATAAAGCACACTTTAGTAATTCATTTAATAACTGGGGTGTTAATCTCTCACCGGTTGCGACACAAGATTTAATTGGCCTTGATGGTCAATTATCAGGATGGACATTGAGGGATGATGACCCAGCCGGACGTGAGTGGTTCCAGCAGACTATTGCCGTGGCAGACAATGCTGGTGACAGAGCAACAATAAAAATCTATATTGCTAAAGACCCAACCTTTGACGGGTCTTATTATCCTAGTTTCTTTTTTCAAACAGGGGCTTTGTGGAGAGAGGCTATTTATGATGTAGCAAACGAAACCATACATTTTGGTGGTTCTGGTGATGTAGACCCAACATATGAAGTAAAAGATTTTAACGATGATTGGAATGTTGTTTGTGTAAACTTTAGAAAAGAGGCAGGTGCTGTTGTTGGTGTTCGTATTAACCCTGCATATACCACCACTCCTAGTGGTGGTGGCTCTGTATCTGCTGTTGTATGTGTAGGTGGTGAAGCAGATGGAGGAAGTGTCAGACTATTCATTAAGATGTCTAGTGGCAATCTTATCCCTGCCAATGTTAAGGCACTCAATTCTGGATGTTTAGCAGTAGAGCATGGGACAGGTGCAGAGTTAGTTGCTAAGTTAGTAGGAGCAGGGACTTCTACAGCATTAACAGTGGATGTCTACCCATTAACAGCGGCAGTGGCATGATAGATCAAAGAATAGCAGCAGCTATAAACGGATTGAAGAGAGATGCAGCATTTGATATCTTCATCTCTCATTTGAAAGAATTACTGGAAAGAGACATGAAAGCCCTAGTGTCAGCCAATGATGAAAATTATAGGAGAGTACAAGGCAGAGCGCAGATACTATCGGAGTTATTGAAAGACATTGAAGGTAGTGATGCATTATTAAAAAATAAATAGAATCATAGTATAAGTAAAGCCCTGAAGCTGTGACGGCAGCGGAAGGCTCCTTATAAGATACTATCTCTAGGAGGAAACATGAATCAACAAGCAAAACTAGCTGGCGAACAAGCCGATAAAATTATTGACCAATTAGCCAATCCTGGTGGAACAATCGAAGGAACTGAAACAGAAGTTATCGACCAAGTTAAACAAGTGCCTCACTCAAGTGAATCGCATGAGAATTGGGAGAAAAGGTTTAAAGGGTACAAAGCAAGTACAGATAAAACACTGTATGAATTACGACAGAAGGCAAAGCAGTTTGACCTTATTTCAGAAGAAAATAGTAAATTAAAAGACAATCTTCAGAAAATTAGGCAACAAGTGCCATCAACTCCAAAAGAAGCTCTAGACTTGTTCAGTAAAGAAGAATGGGAAAGTGTAGGAAATTTTGTAGATAGTAAGATGGGAGGATTGCAAGAAGAAGTAAGTTATCTGAAAGCGGAGTTAGCTAGAGAGAAACAAAGACTCAAGCAAGATGAAATTATGCAGAAACATAACAGTGTTGTAGATGCTGTACGTCAAGCTGTTCCACATTATGAACAGATTGATGTTCACCCACAATTCAAGAAATATATTCAGGAACTAGATGAATATGGTAACAAGAGGTTAGACCTCCTACTGAAAGCCAAAAACTCTACTCCTCCTGATATAACAAGAATTGTTCAGTTCTATAGGGAGTTTGAAGCTCAGATGAATGTTCAGCAAGAAACAAAACAACAACAACAAAAGAAACAATTTACACAGCAAGAACTATTGCAAGTGCCTAAAGCAAAACCAACAGTAGCAGGGAAACCTACTAAAGAAAGGTTGGGAATTGTTTGGGACGAGCCTACCATTCAAGCCTTTTATAGAGACAAGGCATTAAGCAAGATTAGTCCTGAAGAAGCAGTGGCTTTAGAGCAGGATATGATAGCTTATCAGTATGGGCGATAGTTCTTCTTTCTTATAAGGAGAAAATGAAATGGCGATTACAGTAAGCGGTGGTGGCAATGGTGTCACAAGAACAGCTGGTAGTACAAACTGGCAAGCACAAACGGATACACAGGGTAGTTATGACTCTACTACTTCCCCTAATACAACCAGAGCAGATGGTATTAACACTGCTGGTCTAGGTTATGATAGTGGCGGTAGTATTGGTTATATCCCAGCGGTCTGGGCTGGTAAGCTTATCGAACGTTGGTATGCTGCCTCGGTCATTGCTAGTATTACTAGTACAGATTATGAAGGGTTAATTAAGTCCTATGGTGACTTGGTTCAAATTAGGGCAGAGCCTCTGATTGCTGTATCCGACTATGAAATTGGTCAAGCATTAGAGTATGGTGTTCCTGGTGAGAACAAGGTTGAGTTAGCTATTGATACAGCTAAGTCTTGGGCATTCACTATTGACGACATTGATAAGTATCAGTCTGATTTGAACTTGATGTCTATTTTTGCAGATGCAGCTTCTGAGCAGCTTAAGGTTGTAGTTGATGCAGATGTATTGGGTAAGATGGCAGGTACAGCAGATGGTGGTCCAGCTGATGATGGTGTTAATGGTAACTATGGCCCGAACGCTGGTGCTATTTCTGGTAGTATTAACCTAGGTGGTCCAACAGCAACCAATGGTGTTGTTATTGATACATCTAATAAGGCAGTGGATATTATCCTAGCTATGGGTCAAGCTCTTGATGAGCAGAATGCTCCAGAGACAGGACGTTGGGTTGTACTGCCAGCATGGATGATTCAACAAATGAAGTCTCCAGGTGATGAAACATCTGTAGCTACTTCAGCGTTGGTTGGTGCTAACACTATGGGTGATGGTACCTCTATTCTGCGTAATGGCAAAGTAGGAACAATTGACAGATTCACTGTTTATAGTTCTAATCAGTTGCCAGTTAATACCCAGGGTACTGAGGTTCAAACCACTATCTATGCAGGTGTTCCATCAGCCTGTGCCTTTGCTTCCCAGATTGTGAAGAATGAAACTCTTCCAAATCCTGATAGCTTTGGTCAATTGATGCGTGGTCTTCAGGTTTATGGTTATAAGACTGTTAAACCAGAAGGTCTAGTAGAAGCGTTGGTTACACCAGTAGCCGGTGTCTAGTGAACAACAGGGGAGTTTCGGCTCCCCTTCCTAGTAAGGAGTTTATATGAACAACAAAGATTACATAGTAGGACCAAGGAAGGGTGGGAGGTCCTACACTTATATAGGACAGAAGGTTCCTAATAACTGGGTGTTTAAACATAAGACCTCAGGTAAAGTTTATGACAGTAAGGAAGCTGTAGAGAAAGCCTTAGCCCCTAAGAAGAAGAGGGTGACTAAGAAGAAAGTGGAAGAGGAGTAGAGAATGACATTCCTTCAATTATGTCAAGCAGTGAGAGCACAGTCTGGTATTAGTGGTGAAGGGCCTAGCAGTGTTACTAATCAATTAGGTGTCTATGCCGATGTTGTTAGATGGGTTGCAGAAGCTTACAATGAAATACAGACAATGTATGAGAATTGGAACTTCTTACATAACCACTACCAGTTTACATTACAAGGCGGTCAAAGTCATTATAACCCAGCACAATTAGTAGGCAGTGCTGGTGGTGTTGGTGTTAGAACACCTACTAAGGATACATTCATTGTAGATAAGCAATCAGCTGTTCCTGTCAGGAATAAGAGGTTGGACTACATCCCTTGGTCTGTTTGGCAAATTGATAATAGAGTGTTAGATGGAACAATAGGAAGACCAACACAATATACAGAAGATCCAGCAGGTGTCTATCATTTCTATCCATATGAAGCACCTAATTCAGATGCTCAGCTCAGGATAGATCATACAATAGATTTTCAAGGATATGCTAGACCACATGTTATGGTAGAGAATGAAGATACTCCTATCCTTAATCCACAATATGATGAGTTGATAGTGATGAAAGCTTTAATTAGATATGCTGAGTATTATAACTCACCAGAGATAATGCAAAGTGTAACAATGAGACTTAATGAGCAGATGAAGACATTGAAGTATTCCGAATTACCTAGGGAGAATTTAAACACTCCTCCATTAGTGGCGTTTGCATAATGGCTAAGAATTTATTAAAGACATTCCCATTACAGGGAGGTGAAGATTTAGTTAGTAGTGTTCTTAACATTCCTGATGGCACAGCACGTATCCTATATAATTATGAGCAGACATACAACTCTGGCTACTCTAGGATTAATGGATATAGGAAACTAGTTAATGGAGACTTACCTGGACAAGGGCCTGTCAGAGGACTGACAATCTTTAATAATAAAGTGTACTTGTTCCAAGATAAGATAGGTGGAACAGAAGGTGGTATGTGGTATGCCAACCCTGCTGAATACCGGATTGGTAGTGAGAGTGATGGAGATGACCAGAGTCTTTGGGGAAGAAACATTGTAGTAAGTGATGGCAACTGGGTAGAGGTCACTAACATATATGAGCCGCGTCCTAATCCAGCAGAAGATACTAAGGGAGCACCTACCACACTACTCCCCGGTGGCTACTATGAGTTTGTAGAGAATCACTTCAATGCAACAGTGGGTGAGTTTGGTGTATTCATAGGTGATTGGTCTGTAGTAATGGAAGATTGCCCAACAGCAGGGAAGCGGTTTACGATGGGTGATACAATCAAGGATGATATTAATGAATTCGGTGGAGGTATTGATGAATACTGGGTATGTACTACAACTTATAACACTGCTAATAACTGTGAAGGAGAACCCCAACTAACTTATTGGTTTCAAATAACAAGAGATGCAGCACCTATTGACAGGAGTCATAATGTATCAGGTAACTCAGGATTGTTGTATGGTGTGGATGGTGTTAATAGGGCATTCCAATTTGATGATACAGATGGTACAGGTGGTAGTTTAGAACAGATAGATACTGGATATGACAATGATGCACCACAACATATAGAAGCTACAAACAACAGACTGTTCTTAGGATTTAGAGCAGGTGAGGTGGCTATTAGTAGCAGTGTTGGTAATCCGCTTAGTTTTGATGCAGTGGTAGGAGCTGGTAGTTTTGGTGTACAGGACTGGCTGACAGGGATGGTGAGTGGCCCTGATGGTAGTGTCTATATATTTGCTAAGGATAAAAGCTACATACTAAAGAATACTGCTGGTAGCTTAAATGATGCAGAACTAAGACAGCATTCTAAAGATGTTGGTGCTTATCCATTTACAGCTAGGGCATTAGCAGGGCATGTATTCTTCTATGATACATGGGGATTAACAGAGTTAGAAGTTACACAGAAGTATGGAGATGTTATTAGTAACTCTATCAGTACACGGATACAGAGTTTATTATTAGACCACCAGCCTGTTAATTCTGTGGTAAGTAGAAATAAAGCTCAATATAAGCTATGGTTTAGAAGTCCATCACGGCCGTACTCATCTGTACTCCTAAACACCACTATTATGCAAGGAGAGAATTTAGGTTTCGCTCATAGTGTATACCCATTCACTATTACACATGCAGCAACAGGGGAAGTGAATGAAGCAATTTATTTAGCATCAAAAGGAGACTGGTCAGGTGCTAGTGTTATTTATGTTGTTGGAGATACAGTGAGAGATGTCGATAATCAATTTGGATTTGGTGCTGGACAGACACTGAGATGTATTCTATCACACACAAGCAGTCCAACAGATAGTGCAGGAGATAACTACTGGGAACAGACAGCTAATAGATGGAACTTTAACAGTGTTAGAGAGTGGCATGTAGCTGG